TTATTCTGCCTTGAGGCAGGTACTTGAAAGTTCTGAGTGAAATCAGTAAAGAGCCTAGATATATCCTTAACATTCTGAATGCTCAATGTGATATTCACATCCTCATCCTTAAAAGTATCTAACCTCTCTGATCCTATATAGATCTCTATCATAGCATTGCATTATCAGGAGTTGCAAACTCTACTTCTATCGTATAATTGATAGTCTTCTCATTGATATGCTTCTGGAGTCTTAGAGACTCTGTCAAGACATTTACTGCTCTAAAATCCTGTGCTATCGTATAAGTGTCTTGAACTCTCGTAGTCGTTCTATTGATAGTCATCAATACATAAGGACTCATCAATAACTGCTCTAGATTCTCATTATTTACTTCATCAATGAATCCTGTATTCATCGTGATTCTCTTACTCATCTCCTGATTGTAAGATCTCTTTCCTCTAGACTGATCTCCCCAAGTATATCCAGATGCTGATGCTGAACCGATCACAGATCTATAAGTCTCCTTGCTTACATCTAGATCAGTATCTGATCTCTTAAAGAATGTCATCGTATCCCACATCCCATATCTGTTAATATACTGCAATTGAATTGGAGCATACTTAGGCTCACATTGATTGTAGAATCTTCTACTATCTACAACCGCATCTAAGCTATCTAATATCTGTACATCCCACCAATCTAATAAGCGAGGCTCTGACAATCCTAAGCCCTCTGTAAAGACATAATTTGAAAGGTTAGGTATTCCCACAGGGAATAACAATACCCTATCCTCTGCATCCTCACCTGTTTGATTTGTAACTACTATCTCATCATTAGAGGCATCCGAGCCTACTAGCTTAATCTTTACTACATCACTCTGATAGCTACTACCCACATCGCCTAAGTAAATAGGCATATTGAAGGTATCAAACTCATAGAAATACTTATCCTGATCCTCAAGTAATATAGCCTGTCCTAGATCCTTATTAGAACCATCAGTAAACTTACTATATCCATCAGCAACTAAGAAGCGAGTAGTAGTGCCTGTATCATTGACTACAAAAGGATCACTGAAATACTCAATATCATAATCTACCTCTACCCATAGTAGAGCATCAGGAGACATCGTTACAAGATCCTCTGTATCTAACTTACTTACTCTCTGATTGAATTCATTCTCTAAGATAGGAGCGATATCAGCAGTTGGATATGCATCCACAAATCCTGATGTTCTATCAATCGTATAGATAGGCGATGCAGGGCGCACATCCTTATCCCCTGTCCAAGCATACACCTCTAACTTAAAATAATAGATATCACTTGCTGAAGATCCTGTTCCATTCCAAGTGATCAGAATAGGTGATCTCGTTCCTAATAATCCTGTAGGGCTAATTACCGCCATCTTTGTATTGTTCGTTTAATTTATCTATTGTAAACTCTAGAAAGTCCTCAACATCTAGAGCATAAGCCTCTACTATCTCATTAGGCAGTTTAGCATATCCTAAGTTAAAAGGTCTAGAATAGAAGTTAGAAGCAGGTATTCCCTTCTTACCAATGCTCTTGACTATAGCCCAAGCCGTTTGGTCATAAGTCTGAAACTTCCCTTTATTACTTCTGAACTGAATCCTACGATCCTGAACCCATTTTCTAAGAGGTGTGAATGGTGGATTCTTTCCTGCCTTCCTTCCCTTATCTACCCACTCCCCATATTCATTCATTAGGAAGTCAAACTCAAAAGAGTTCGGCATAGCCTTCACATCAAAGTCCAGAGATTCATAAAGGCTATTAGTTACATTCTTCTTCTTTCTCGTAAGATTCTTTCTAGACTCCTTAACGAGATACTTCCCAAACTTATCTAACGCCTTCTTTGTATTCTCTCCCTTCATCTAGCAGATGTTGTTAGGGTTTATAGCCTCTATCTGTAGTGTTGCTTTCCATCCACATATATTAGACTCCATATCCTCATCAAAAGGCTCTGCTACAGGATCATTAATCAATCTGAAATAAGCATCATACTGATCACCTCTTCTGAAGGTAGCGAGTATCTCAGATATCGCTGCTAGAGTTCTATGATAGATATCCTGCTTCATCATATTTCCCTCATATAGATCCTTCGCTTCTTTGCTATAATCTACTATATCCATTACCAGAAGATCAAACTCATAAGTAATGGTTCTCTCTCCTAATACTGCTGATCCTGTCATCACATGAGCAATAGGAAACATATCCTGCTTCCTGAAATCTAGATCAAAGATATCTCCCCAAGTAACTTGGTTGATCTGATCATTTGCTGATGCAGCACTCTCTAGTGCCTCCGTAATTTGATAATATCCCTTCTTCATACAATTAAAAAACCCTATCTGTAAAAATAGGGATAAAAAAAGAGGAGATCCACCACAGACCTCCTCAACCAAACCAATCTAGCGAACCACCACTAGATGCCTAAATGCTCATCTTCTTCTTCCTCACATCTGCAATCATAGTAATCTGGATCTTGTGATTCTCCACAAACACTACAAGTGCTATCCTGATAATACTGATAGCTTTCTAATTCCCAATCTAGATATCCCATTACTCAAAGAAGTTTATAATGTTAGTCAATGTGCATTCAAATCCGAATACTGCTGCTACTCTATGACATTGATTCAAGGTAAGATCTAAGCAGTATCTGTTCTCCTTCAATCCTGTGATTAAGGCTTTAGTTGAATATGGGTATTTAATCATCTCCTGATCTATCACCTTGATCGCCTCTGGGCTTAACTTTTCGTATAAATTCATCTCTCTATGATTTTAATTGGGAGGGCTTCCCCTCCCCTTGATTATTAAATGCTACTTACTACTTGCGTTGCACAATCTGAACCGAACTCAAACAAACCCTGTGATTGATGGTCTTGTGGGAACTGCTCTGGATCATATACTAATCCATCAGTAGTAGACAATTCTAACCAGATGGTTTGATTAGATTTTAATTTCTTACCGCAGTTGGAGCAGGTATTGTTTCCCTTGTTGATGAATGTGATTGTCTGTTTCATATCTCTCTTTTGATTTATTCAAAGATAGATATAATTCTTAATTGACAAAGAATTTTAATTACTTTTTTTCATGATAGACTTTTCAACCTCATTCTTATCTATCTCATACTCCAGATAAGTGAGTGCAGTTCTTAGAGGTAACTCCGTTACTTTCTCAAATTGTAGGAGATCTCCTTTAGCAATCTGATGTACTGCTCCATACCATCCCCACTTTCTACTGAAGTTGGATTGGGCATCATATCCTTCTTCTCCTCCTTCTCCAAAGATTGTAGGAAAGTTATCTGTAAGTTGGTGGCGATACGATAAAAAAAAAGCAGACAACCTAGAAAGATGTCAGCAGATAGATCCTGAAATCCATTCCCATTATGTACCTCTGGATCATAATTCTCAATGCTATGCCTCCCAAACATCTTCTTAGTGATAGGTCTATATAAGACTCCTAATATCCTCTCAGCGTTCTTATATGGCTCTTGTAGATAGGTATCTAGATCTATATACTCCCCCATAGATATATCTTCTATCTTAGGATGAAATCCATACTCCTTACCCTTGAATTGAAATGTCTTAACTAGGTTAGGCTTTTCAGCCAATACATTACCTATCTGATTTCTGATCAGATCCAGATCCTTCTTCTTCATTCCCTCCTGTTGATCAGGAGTCAATCCACAGAACTGATATAATGCTATCTCATCACCATTCTCCTCATTAGCCATAAGGATGAACTTCTTGTATGCATTTAATTTAATATCTGATAGATTCTCTGGAATCTCTATGCTAACGGATTGTGTATCTCCCATAGTTAGGTTTGCTTAGTTTGTTATATACTCCATACCTGATAGCATCTATCAAGTGATTGTACTTATCCTCAGGCTTATTCAGAAGGTTACCATTCTTATCCTCTAGCCATTTATAATTCTCCATCTCCTTCATCAAGTTAGAGCCTATGATATGGATCTTAAATCTCTTCAACATATCTATCCCTGCATTGACTGAATCCGATCCCTTAGCCGTTGGCTTAATGTTCCATCCCATTCTATGTAGTTCCTCTATACTCTTAGGTTCTGCTGAATCACCGAAGATCTCATCATATCTCCCCATCTCTAGCTTCCTAAATTCTCTATCCAGATCCTGATTCGTGAGATTCGTAGAATAGATCATCTCCTCAAAGTATAAGTTATTTCCTTCCTGATAACATCTCACCAATGCACTAGGATCATTCGTGAATCCAAAATCAAGCCCATAAGATAGAAACTTAGCAGTAGAAGGAATCTGTTGTATAGTCGTGAATTGGAATACTTGCGCTCTGTTCGTTCCTCTCTCCCCTAATCCATAGACTCTCCAATAATGCTCATCTGTTTCCTTTAATCTCTCTATCTCATCTATGATAGTCTGATCTAGGAATGGATTGTCTCTGTAGGTGGTTTGATAGAAGTCTGCATCATCTCTTGGTATTACTCTATCATAAATCCAATGGAAGGTATCTGAAGGGTTGTAGTCAAGAATGATTCTGCCGTTGGTACGGAATACGATTTGTTGCCAGTCCTCAAAGGTCAATTCATTAGCCTCATTCAAGAAAGCTAGATCTCTCTTCCTACCTCTAATCTTCTGAGGCTGATCCATAGATATAAACTCTACAAGATTGCCGTTGAGTATGTATTCAGAATTGGATTTGTTATGATTCTCCTCTCTATATAGATCTGATCCCTTCAGGATATCTATGAAGTCCCTCATGACTGAGGAACGCACTGCAGGGAATGTCTTTCTAGCGATTGTAATAGTCTTACCTACATTCTCCCCACAATAATAAAAGATAATCCATAAGAGGATATTGTATGTCTTTCCTGAGCGTGTTCCGCCCTGCTCTACAATTATCTTCTTATCTGATCTCTTTAAATGACCAAATACTTTATTAACTCGGATCTTGCTCATCCACTTCCTCTATCTGGAATGTCTTTATTCCCTCATGAGATATCTCCTGTCTCTCAACATATCCTCTCTTCTTACCTTTAGTCTTTAGATAGAAGATTGTAGAGGTCGGATTCCCTCCCTTGATCTGTTGATGTAATTGAGATTCCGCAAAGTCTATAGCAACATTCTCCACATCCTGAACCGCTCTCCTATATTCTGGATCATTATCCATCCATAGATAGTGGGTAGTTCTTCCTATCCCTACGCTCTTACAGGCAGATGTTACTACTCCCAGAGATTTCTCTAGTGCTTCTAGCATTGCCTTTTTATGTTGTTCAGTT